AGATTTAATTCTTGTTGATACGTTGTGTTCAGTTTTTGTATGATACCGTCAAGATCCCTAACCTGTGCATCAGCTACAGATTGCTTATACGTTTCACTAGGTCTTGTTAATACTTGTACTATCTTTGCCATTATCTATATAAACTTGCTAGTCCTCCATATCTAAACGGTGATGGTCCTGAATAATCCGCAGCATCTCCTGCTGTTGATGCTGATGAAGATCCTCCTCCGCCACCAGAATCACCATTACTTTCATTATCTCTATCCTCTTCATCACTTCCTGTGTAATAATCTCCAGCTGGGTCAAAAGCAGGTTGGCTTGGTCCAGTTGTAACAGTATCAGAGTAAACATCATAATCACCTGTTTCTTGAAATGCTTGATCTCTTGCATCTAAATCTGCTCTAGCTTCGTCAGAGTCAGAGTCTACTATTCTTCCATCTAATGTTTGAACTTTACCAGCTACAATACCAGCTGGACCTGTTGATTCACCGCCTCCAAAAGGATTTAAACCTAAACCTTGTGCTTGTCTTCTATCTACAAAATTTCTACCTAAAGTTAAAGCAAGTGGTCCAAACACAGGTCCAAGAACAGCTTGTGCTATTAAAGACATAATTCCTGATTTAGCTATGCCACCAAAAGTTGTTGGTCCTTTATCTTTTTCTTCGTCCTCTCCGGTATAACCACCACCAGTTAATATATTAAATTGATTTCTGTTAAATTTATCACGATTTAACAATCTATCAGCACCTCTTGAAACTAAACTACCTAAAAGTAAATTTTGTATTGACATTATCTTCTCCCGTCCGGTTGTATGTCTAGTTTAAATGTACCAAGTTTCCAATCTTGTGCCGTGCTAGTGTTTTCTATTTTTAATGCGATGGCTCTAGCTCTGGCTCTTGTATCTACTTTAGTTGTAGATGAACTAACGTCAAAAGGTCCAAGTGATGAACTTGCAGCTGTATCATTAGAATAGTTTTTTAAGTTTAAAGTTACTCTTGTGTTTCCTGTTTGAGATATAAAATCAGGAACAAATCTTCTTATCTTCATAATAAACTCACCATCACCCCTAATATCTGCAGATCCCGTAGTTGCACCTCTCTGTAATCTTTGTGTAATATCAAAGTCTCCTGATAATATATTTGCTGTAATTGCAGTCACTGTTCCACCTTTAACTTGGTCGGTCCCTGTTTCGTGTTGATAATATGTAGAGATACCATCTGTATTTCCTTGCACATAAGTCGATGACGTCGCTGGTTCAACACCATCAGCGTCATACTCTAAAGCATGTGGATTACCAAACACAGCTGAATCTGCCCATGCTGTTCTAGCTAATGTGCCTACTGTCCAGATTGGTCTTTGTGGTGATGAATCTTGGTAATTATAACAAACCATTTTATTTACAACAGCAGAGTTTGATGTTGGATAGAACCACATAACCTCACCAAACAAATTGTTAAGACCTGCAAAAATCATTTGATTACCAGAATCTAAATTAACATCATCGTATACAAAGTCCTCTACTAGACATGGTAGTGTTTCAAGAGCACCAGCATATTTAAAGAAACCGTTTTCTGACATCCAGTATGCAGCACCATCTACTTCTACTGCTGCGTTTTTACCTACTAGTCCACAGTTTGTGCCTACTTGTGAAAAGGCAAATGTAAACGGTTGACCTACAAAACGTTGTGTAAATAAAGCTGTATCAGTGTAAACATAAATCGCATCTCTACCTCTGATTGCTCCAACGATCCGTGATCCGTCGGCCAGTCTCTGTGTGCCAGCTGTATTGGTTGCTGTAGGTGTGTAAGTGTTAATATCTTCTTGGTCCGAGAATCTAATAAACATATCATCTTGTGTAGACTTCGTGCCAATCGTTGTTTCTGTTCCATAGAACACTAAGTGTCTGTCTGGTGTAGATACAAGCATGTGTCTTGATGCTGTTGGTGCACCTGAGATAATAGTTGCTCTAGAATTAGTTGCATCTGTCGCTGCAGAATCCCACTCAAATACTTCACCATCTACAATTAAACAAATGGCTTTGTCACCAAAGTTATCAATGGACCACATACCAGGGTCAATAACTAAGTCTCCTGATGCTGCTTCACCCCATGCTACGAAGTTAGATGTATCTGTAACTATAGCTCCTGCAGTATGTGATGCAGCTGTTGTGTTTCGCACACCTCTTGTTACACCTGTTAGTGTGTTTGTAGATATACCTGTGTAAGATATTTCTTCTGTGCCTATCTGAATAAAGTTTGTTCCAGAGCTAGGAAACTGTGATGCATCGTTTAATGTAATACTTGTTGTAGATGCATCTATGTCTGACGATAAAACAGTCGTGAAAGCTCCTACTTCTTGTCCACCCCAAGATCCAAGAGACCAACCAAAACCTTGTGCTTGTACATCTGGTCCAACTCTATAGTAATGTCTAACTCTAATACCACCTGATTGTGTTGCTCCAGATCCTGTTTCTGCTGATGGCATTGTTATTGTAATTGTGCTTGATGACGGCACAGTGGTTGCCATAAATCTTATGTCGTCAAAGTCTGATGCACCAAAGTTTGAATTTGTAATAGATGAAAAATTATCTAATAAAACTATATCTCCTGCTTGTATGCCGTGATCACCTGAAAAATTTATAGTAACTTCAGTTGATCCGTTGGTCGTGCTGAATGCATTTGTAAGAGTGTTTGTAGATTTAATTGGGTGTATATCATAAAACACACCACCTGAGTATGCATATAAAATTCTGTTTGATCCTATAATAGAATATTTTCTACCTGCACTATTTGTAAATTGATGCAAAGCTCTGACAGCACCGGTGATATTGTCTGCTCCTAGTTGTTTCCAACCACCTATCTTTTCAGGAAATAAATACCTAAAACGAACATTATCACAATCTATCCACTGACCCTCTGCGGCCGTGGCAGTGATTTGTTTATTAATTCCAGGTGCAAAATTAACCTTCTGTAACATAGATCTCCAGATTATATTAGATTGCGTTGATATTCAACGTTATTTGACTATTCCTAGCATAGGTCTTTTATCATACAAATTAGACTTTGCAAACTGTCCATCTGCATGATTATAGTGTAGGAATACTTGGCCACATAATTGGCCTTCAAAAGGCTCTCGCCAATGCTCTAACTCACAGCCAGAATAGATAAGCATATCACCTGGTTTTAGGTCTACTTTTACACCTTTGGGTGCACCAGGCTTGTGTATCTCTTTATACTCGTCTATGACGTTGTTAGACCCCGTAGGATCGATAAATATAGGCCAGTTATCTCCACCTAGATTTAGTGTGGTTGATATCTCACAGCTTGGTCTATCTTTGTGTCTTCTTAAGATATTACCTTTTCTATAGAGTCTTGTGTAAGAATAAGTGGGTACTAGTTTAAGTCCTGTCTTCTTCTGCATCACAGCTATAGTTTTAACAAGTAATGTTTCCATTAGTCTATCACCATATTTAGCGTAAGAGTTAGGAACTTGTGGGTCGTTAAAATTACCTACAAGTTTATTGCCAGCATGAGTTATACCATTGTTTAACATCCAATGATCTGCCTCTGCAGATATTTGTAAATACCTATAAGCTATGTCTGCTATCTCTTTTGATATGGCACCACGTATGACTTGATATTTATTTTTCTTAAAACTCATATTTGTATAAAATTATAAGATACAGATATTCTCCAGTTTTTTTCACCTTTGTCTGTATTCATATTTATGTCAACACCATGTGGAAGCCAAGATGGAAAAAAAATCATACGTCCTTCCATAGGTTCGTAGGCACATACTCTCCATAATTGTTCGGGTAGATTGTCCACTCTTCGAGGCATATGTGTATTCGGTCCTGGTCTAGGATCTTCTAAAAATAGTTTACCGGAGTTCTTAGGCACTTTAATATAATATACACCTGACCACATAGAGTTAGGATGTGTATGTGTTTTATTATAACTGTATGTTGGATTAATATTAGCCCACATATTACCTAATCCTAGTTTACCTGTAACACCAAAATCTTGATTACATTCATAAGCCATTTTAAATAATTCATCGATAAGAGGTTTATATTCTTTTCTCTTATCCATATCTGTTTTGCTGTGCCAACCAAAACCAGAGTTAGTTTTCTTTTCTCCTTCAGGATCTGCTTTACGCCACTTTTTTATTTCTTTAAATAGATATTTATTAAGTTCTTTAGCGTTAGGTATATCTTTAAAATAAACAGCAGTTGGAAATAATATCTTTCTTTGTAGTTGGCTCATTTAAATGGTGGTCCTCCAAACCACATCACTAAAGATTTTCTTACACCTTTTTTAACGGGTGCAACTTTGTGTCTTAAGAATGATGCAAAGAATATAGCTTGTCCTTGTTTCAAGGGAAGCGGTTTGTTATCACCCATCTCTGAAAATAAAAGATCGCCACCTGTAAACTCTGATGGGTCTGACAATAAACAAGTCATGGATATTTTTCTAATTGGGTTTTCACCATTCTGACCAAAAGCATTTAAATCCATGTGCCAATCATAAAAACCTTTTTTAGGATAAACCGTAAACTGTGCAGGTTCTGTAAGTCTTACACCATCGAAATAAAAATGATTTAAGTTTACAATAGAAAGTTGATTCTCAATAACTTTGTACATCTGTGGTAATTTATCAAAAGGTATCCAAGAGATCGTTGTCACTCGTTTCTTAGTATCGTATTTACCCTCTTCACCTCCACCAACTTTGGCTTGTTCAGGCGCACACTGATGACCAGCATCAATAATCATTTTACATTGTTCAGGTGTAAAGATAGGTTGTGTAGTTGTGGCAACATAAGATTGCCATCTAGGCATTCTTGGTATCATTCCATTTGCCCCGATCCAGTTCTTGAAGATACAGGATTGTAATCAACATCCACATTACAAACTAATGTCCTTCTTGTTTCTTTCGTCCCGTTAAATGGATATACGCAGTGTCTCATGTCATAGGGAAAAACATAAAAATCACCAATCTTCATGTTAGGTGAATAATCTGTTTTAGAAAATTGTCCGTTAGCTGCACCAATAATCTGTAGTCTACCATTCATAGGTTTCTCTTCAGCAGAATATTCTACACCTGTTTCTTTAGGTAATTTTAAAATCATTACAGAAGATAGACCTGTATAGAGTTTACCTTGATGTATATGCACAGGATTATATTCATGTGCTTTCATTTCATTAACCCAAATAGAATTTATAGATTTGTTTGTTGGACCTATCTTATTCCAATCTGTGTAATGATCAAAGATACTATGAAACCATTTCAATATATCATCGGGTAAGAAACAATGCTGATGCATCTTATCGTTGTTGGGGCCAGAATAAAATAAAGATACTTCGTCTTGTATTTTACCAACTAACTGTTTGTTAGCTTTTGGTAATTGTTTCTTTTGTCTTTCGTAAATTTCATTAAGACCTACGAATACCTCTAAAGGGACCTGGTATTTTAAGACCGTCTGACCTAAATAAACAAAGTCGAACTTCATTTTAATTTTTTAGTTTTCTTAGCATCTAAAGATAAAGTGTTTTCTCTCAAACCTTTTTCTAAAGCTTCTAGTTGTCCTAATACATTAAACACTTCAGGTTGTGATGTACCAGGTGTTATCGTTTCTTTCTGTCTTTGTAATCTTAATAAATATGATTTAGCTTGATGTGTATTCACATCTCTTTTATCAAAGTTACCATCGTCAAACTCTTTTTTAAGTTTAGACCAAGTAGCAACTTCTCTCATTCTATGTTTAGCAACAAGTTCCATTTGTGCTTTACCATATAATTTTTCTTCTAACTCAACTTGTTTAAGTTCTTTCTCTAATGGATCTTTTTCTTTTTTAATATCTCTTTGTAATTTCTTTATCTCAACTTCATTCTTCCTAGCATCGAAAGATAGGTGAACTAAATTCTCAAAGTGTGTATTCTGCTCTAGATCGG